TACCAGAATTTAAGGCAGATTCAATTTTAGATTTATTCAGTTTTTCTGGTTCTGTATCTCAATTGGTAATTAGTCCGGGTAGTGGATCTCCTGCTATCTCCACAGTAACATCTCCTGGACGCACTTTTGTTGGAATTAATACTGATACTGTAATTAGATATCAGCAAGCTGGTTTATCTACAGAAACTTATAATAGAGTATCTAGTGTGGCAGCAGATGCATTATCATTTGAGATTTCCGAAATATCTAATGTTCTTGGAGTTTTTGAAGGTGGTTTGCCAACATCAGAAATTCAAGTTAATGGATTCTTAGGTGCACCTATTATAAGAGGATCTGGAACATTATTTGCACCCTTACCAGAGCAAAATGCTTCTGCAGTTGATCTCTCCACTTCACAATTATTTTTTATTGATCAAATAAAAGAAAAGGATATATTAGGAAATACTCTTACAGTAAACATCTCCGATCTTACCGGAACACCAACTGATTCATCTTGGGTTAATTTTGATCAAGAAAGATTTGCCTTGACCAATAGTAGTGGTGTAATTGCACCTCTATCATCAGATGCTTTTAGTCAGACTTCAAGTGTAGTAACTATAAAGGGATTGACAAACTCAAATGATAATGTTGTTAATGTAACTGCTCTTAAGACTGGAATTCGGAGTAAAACTAAAAATTATGATAGAAGTAGAGTTATTTTTGTAAAAAAATCAAAATTAAAAGAATCCGGTTCAGGAATAGCAACTTCTAAAAGTGATGGATTGATTCATAATGAATATTATGGATTAAGAGTCCAAGATGAAGAAATATCTTTGAATTATCCAGACGTTGCTAAAGTAGTTGCTGTTTATGAGTCATTGAATAGTTCTGATCCATCTCTCGATGTTCTCACATTTGCAGGTATAGCAAATGTTGGATCAAATGCAATAATTGGCGAAAATATTATTGGACCAAATAGTGGTGCTGTGGCAAGAATTGTATCAAATAGTACTACATCACCCGTAACGACAAACAATACAAATAAATTAGGAATTGTTTATTTAAATGAAAAAACTTTTGATGTAGGAGAAGTACTAAAATTTGAAGAGTCTCAACTCAGTGCTCAAATTAACTCTATAGAATATGGTAACTACAGTAATATAACACAGTCTTTCAAATTAAACAGAGGACAAAAAAATCAGTATTATGATTATTCCAGAATCGTAAGAAATAAAAATATTCAAGAACCTTCAAGACGTTTATTAGTGGTTTTTGATCATTATACAGTTCCTGCAAATGATGTTGGAGATGTATTTACAGTAGAAAGTTATGATAGTGAAAGATTCTCAAAAGATATTCCAAATATCGGTGGTTCTATCAGAGCAACAGATACTTTAGATTTCAGACCCAGGGTAGTAGAAGGATTTGATCCAGACTCTGCAACTGCATCTCCATTTGATTTTGTTTCTAGAACAACACCATTCGATTCATCTCCATCGAGACTTATGGCACCTGAAGAAGGTTCTGTAATTAGTCAAAGTTTCTATCTTCCCAGAATAGATAAAATTTATCTTGATATTCTTGGAAATTTTGTTGTAGATAAAGGAGTATCCTCTAAAAATCCAAAACCACCAACTAAAAAAGGTGAATTTTTAGAACTTGGAACTATAGAGTATCCTGCATATCTTTATGATACATCTGATGCAAATATTATCTTAACTGATAATAGGAGATATACAATGAGGGATATTGGTATTATTGAAGATAGAGTAGAAAATCTTGAAAAAGTAACAACTCTTTCTTTACTTGAAGTTAATACTCAAACTCTACAAATAAAAGACTCCGAAGGTTCTGATAGGTTCAAGAGTGGATTTTTTGTTGATGACTTCTCTGATGATTCTAGGTTTAATACTTTTGAGTCAACAACATTAGTTGATGAAGGTTCAAGAACACTCAATTCGGATATTAGTAGTAATTCGTTAGAATCATTAATATCTACTTTAGATAATTTTACTCCAGAAAATATAGATTTAAATGCAGACAAGTATTCAACCACTCCATTAATTCTTTTAGATTCCAATATTGAAAAAACGGGAAATTCATTAACACTTGCATATGATCAAGTTGATTGGTTAGAACAACCATTCGCTACTAAAATTGAAAATGTAAATCCATTCAATATCGTTGTTTATAATGGTACAGTAACACTAAATCCTGCAGTTGATAATTGGACTAGAACTGTTCAACTTAGAGATAGAACTGTTAATCGTGGAATAACCAGAAGAAACAGTGTCAGTTTGACTAATAATTTAAATAGTAGTACTAGATCCAATGTCTTCGTTCGTGCAGGAAGTGGAAGAGAAATAAGAAGAAATGCCGCAAGACAGATAGGAAATTTCTCTTTCAGTGGATCAAGCACTTCTAGAGGATCTTTTGATACAGTAGATACTAGTATTCGTAATCAAGTGGTAGGTAATAATGAAGATTCTTTTATTAGATCCAGAAATGTAGAATTTAATGCATCTAATTTAAAACCAAATACAAGATATTATCAATTCTTAGACGGAAGAAGTGAAGTTGATGTAATTCCAAAACTTATAGAAATTGAAAATGTATCTGCAGGATTTGCAATTGGAGAAACTGTAGTTGGATCTATAGGAGGTGTTGAAAGAATTAGATTTAGAGTATGCAGACCGGATCACAAATCAGGATCTATCTCAAATCCAGATTCAACATATAATCAAAATCCATATAATAAAACTCAAACTTTAGGCACAATCTATAGTCCCACATCAAATGTTATCAACATTGATATCAATGCACTTACTAATAGAGCACAGGGTAAATATTTTGGATATATCCAATCTGGTATGCAATTAGTTGGGCAGACTAGTAATGCAATTGCCTTTGTAAAAAACATTAGATTAATCTCAGATAATTTTGGAGATCTCAATGGATCATTCTTTATTCGATCTCCACATGCAAGTTCAACACCAAGTGTTAGATTGCGTACAGGAACAAAGACTTATAAATTAACATCTAGTTCCACAAATGCTAAAGGGTTGCCTGGAAGTAATGAAATTTCTTTTGCGGAAACATCTTACACTGCAAATGGAAATGTTTTAGAATTCCAAGCAACAGTTACAAGAGAAACCACAAGAACAAGTATTTCAAATACAACAAACTTTAATCTGAGAAGATCTGTCAATGTTGAATATACTGATCCTCTAGCACAGACATTTACTGTTGGTGGAAATATTCAAGTAAAATCTGATATTGATACTGATGATGATGTGAATGGAGTATTCTTGACATCTGTAGATGTATTTTTTGCCAGAATTGATAGTGGTAATGCACCAATCAGAGTGGAAGTGAGAGAAACTCAGTTAGGAACACCAACACTTACAACTATTGGAAAACCAGTAACTCTTAGACCAAGAGGTAGCGTTAATGGTGTTGAAACACAATTAATTAAAACCTCAGACTCTGGAGAAATTGCTACAAATATTAGATTCCCAGAACCAATTTTCTTGCCACCTGGTAGAGAATATGCAATAGTTTTAATATCAGATCAAAGTGATGAGTATGAAGTCTGGACAGCTGTCATGGGAGATAAAACTATCAATACACAACAACTTCCAGATGTTGATCAAATTATTTACACTAAACAGTTTGCTCTTGGATCTCTATTCAAGTCTCAAAATGGATCTATTTGGTCAACTGATCAGAATCAAGACTTGAAATTTAAACTTTATAAAGCGGAATTTACGCAAAGTTCTGGTACTGCATATTTCTACAATCCACCTCTAGATCAGAGTAATGATTATGTTTCCAAATTAATTAATAATCCAATTACCGTTCTTCCAAAAACAGGAAAAATTGGAATTACTACAACAAATGATGGCAATTTTATTGGAATTGTAACTGTTGGAAGAAAACTTGCCGGTGTTAATGGAAATGGTGGATCTGCAATTATTGTTGGTCAAGGTAGTACTGTTACTAATACCGTTCTGACGGAAAATGGACAAAATTATCCAGCAAATTTATCACAATCAGTAGATACATTTAATTTCTCCGGAAAAGGATCGGGATTAAAAATTAATTTAGTGACAGATTCAAATGGAACTATTACTGGATTTGGGCAATCGACAGTTGATCCAGATTATGGTTCGGGATATCAAGTTGGAGATGTAGTTGGAATTAAAACTTCAGATACATCAACAGGTAGAGATGCAAGGATAACAATTAGTGAGATTGGTGGTGTTGATACTTTATATCTTACCAATGTTCAAGGTGAATTTGGTGTAGATGGTAGTGGAAAAGAATTTGCTGTCGGTGCTGCTGTTAGTTATTATAGTGATTCCACCACAATTGTTTCTGCTGCAGGAACTAACATCATATCTTCTAATGCTGATGGTGGAATTTATTCTGGAGATTACTTTAAAGTAGATCACTTCAACCATGGAATGTATTCAAGGACCAATAAATTAGTTATTGATAATATTAAGTCGGATGTTCCAGCAACAGTATTAAATTCGGAACTTACCGTTGAAGAAACTTCATCTATAAATGTAGTTTCTATAGCAGATTTTACAACTTTCGAGGGACAAACTGTCGATGGAACTAATCTTGGATATGTAAAAATTGGAGGTGAAATTATTGCATATAATAATGCAAGTGGTACTACATTAACTATTAATACAAATGGAAGAGGTATTGATGGAACACTTGCAACTAATCATTCATTAAACAGTATTGTTGAAAAATATGAATTTGGTGGAGTTTCTTTGAGAAGAATTAGTGGTATTAAAACTTCTATTTCTCCAGATGCTTCCAGTTCAAATGATATTCCAATTGATATTGACAGTTATTATGTTAAAATTGATAGATCAAATAATAAAGGAATAGATAGATCGTCTGATGGAGTTGAACCATCAAAAAATTATCCTCAACTATCTTTCAATGATGAAAAATTAATTGGAGGAGATTCTGTTACTGCTTCAGAAAACTTAGTCTTTAATTCAATAAATCCATCATATGATATAACTACTCCAGGATCAACTACTTTTGCAACAGCAAAAGTTAGAACGACAACCGCAACTAGTATCGATGGACAGGAAGTTTCATTTAATGATAATGGATATGAAGATGTTCAATTAAATTCAATGAATTCATTGTCTTCCTTAAGAATGGTTGCTTCAGAAGTAAATCAAAACGAATATTTAACATCTTTACCAAGAAATAAATCATTCACCACTGCCATTACATTTACTTCAAATGATCCAAACAATGCACTTTCTCCAATATTGAATTTAGATCAAGCGGGTTCTATACTTAATATTAATAGATTAAATAAACCAATCACAGATTATCCTAATGATAATCGTGTTAATTCTATTGTTGATGATCCACATTCATCAGTATATTATTCAAACATCACAACTCTTCAAAATCCAGCATCTGGACTTAAAGTCATTATTTCTGCAGAAAGACCTGGAGATGCTGACTTTAGACTTCTCTATACAACAGTAAAAGCAGATTCTAGTGAAATTGAACAATCATATGACTTATTCCCAGGATATAATAATCTCAAACAAACAACTGAAGGTTTCTTAGTTGTTGATCCATCCAAAAACAGTGGATTACCGGATAGAAAAGTTCGAGCAAGTCTAGACGGTGAATTTTTAGAATATGAATTTACGATTGATAATTTAGATTTATTTACTGGATATGGAATTAAAATTGTAATGTCTAGTTCCAATCAAGCACAAGCACCTCGTTTCGCAGATCTTAGAATTATTGCTCTCAGATGATAAAAGTAGAAGGACACTCCAATCTATACAGAGATGAAAATACCGGTGCTATCGTAAATTACGATATTACCGGATATAATCAATATGTCAATTCTATTGCACAAAAAGATTTACGTAAAAAAGAATTAGATGAAATGAAAAAAGATATTGATGAAATTAAATCCTTACTCAAAGAATTTTTAAATAAATAACACTTCTTTATTCTGATAATATAAATATCTAAAGGAAAGTATGCTCATCTGAATAATGGCAGTATTTGTATCAAATATAGTAATTGAGCAGGGATTTGATTTTAATACTACATTTGTGTTGGAAGACACTGTTACAACCAATCTTTTAAATTTGTCCAATTACACCATACAATCTCAACTTAGAAAAACATATTCTACATCAAATCATGTTGATTTTGATACTTTAGTATCAAATCCCGAAAAGGGAGAAGTTGTAATATCTATAGCTTCTACAGTTACGGCAAACTTAAAGGAGGGTAGATATGTTTATGATATTAAAGGAATTGTTGGGGATAATGTTCTTAAATTGATAGAAGGAACTGCACTAGTAAGACCGGGAGTAACTAGATAATGCCAAATATAAAGGCCAGGGTTGGAAGTCAGAATGTAGTTCGTGTCTTATCCAATGCCTCCGCTCCGCCAACAACATTAATTGATTTAACTGATGTAAATACTGAACTTAAAACTATCGATGGAATGATCCTTGTCTGGGATCTTCCAACTCAGACATTTATAATGACAAGTGTCATTGATTCAAGTTCTTTAAGTATTGGTGGTACTGCTTTTTATACTAATACCTCAGATAACATTTTAGGTGATGTTAATACTGGTGCAATTCAAATTGATGGTGGAGTTGGAATTGCCAAGAATTTGTCTATTGGTTCCAGTTTATCAGTAGTTGGAATTACTTCATTTGTAAATACTACCGATAATATTTTAGGTAATGCTGATACTGGTTCACTTCAAATTGTTGGTGGAGTTGGAATTGCCAAGAATTTGTCTATTGGTTCCAGTCTATTTGCAAAACAATCACTATTTTATGATACTGGAAATTTTTATTCTCCTAATGGAGTTGCATATTTTGATAATAGTGGAAAACTTGTTAGCGGTCTTAGTACAGAATCTGCAGTTTCTACAAGTAACTATATATTAACAACATTAGAAATTGCAGGAATAGGAACTCCTGTATGGACAAGCACTATTGATGGAGGAGAATACTAGTGTCTAAACCAAGTACAAAACAAGGACTGATTGATTATTGTTTAAGGCAATTGGGAGCACCTGTTTTAGAAATTAATGTTGCAGATGAACAGATTGATGATTTACTTGATGATACTATTCAATTTTTTAATGAAAGACATTTTGATGGTGTAGAGAAGACATATTTAAAGTATCAAATTAGTCAAGATGATATTGATCGTGGAAGAGGTGGAACTTCGTCTGTCGGTATTACTACTACTGGTGTTGGAATTGTTACCACTACAGGAACTTCAACTAATATACCGGGTTTGGGGACAGTTACATCAAACTTTTACGAGACATCGAACTTCATTCAAGTTCCAGATTCTGTAATTGGTATAGAAAAAATATTTAAGTTTGATACTAGTTCCATTTCTGGTGGAATGTTCAGTATTAAGTATCAGTTATTTTTAAATGATTTATATTTCTTTAATTCGGTAGATCTCTTACAATATTCAATGACTAAGAGATACTTGGAAGATATAGATTTTCTCTTAACAACCGATAAGCAAGTTAGATTTAATCAGAGACAGAATAGATTATATCTTGATATTGACTGGAATGCACAGGAAGTAAATAACTTTTTAATAATTGAGTGTTATAGAGCAATGGACCCAGAAAATTTCTCAAAAGTGTATAATGATAGTTTTGTAAAGAGATATCTTACCGCAGCAATAAAAAAACAGTGGGGACAAAATTTAATTAAATTTCAAGGAGTTAAACTTCCTGGTGGAGTTGAATTAAACGGTAGGGCAATTTATGAAGATGGTCAAAGAGAATTGGATGAAATAAAACAGAAAATGTCTTCTGATTATGAACTTCCACCTTTAGATCTTATTGGATAATTATGGCATTAAATCCGTTCTTCCTACAAGGTTCTTCTAATGAACAGTATTTGATTCAAGATTTAATTAATGAACAATTAAAAATGTATGGGATAGATGTTCATTATCTTCCCAGGAAGTTTATGAGAACTGATAATATTTTAAATGAGATAGAAACCTCAAAATTTGATGATAATTTTGTATTAGAAGCATATTTAGAAAATTATGAAGGATATGCTCCTGGTAGTGATTTGATGACTAAATTTGGATTGAGATTAAAAAATGAAATTAATTTAATTATATCAAGAGAAAGATTTGAAGAATTTATAGTACCGTTAATGTCAGGAAGACAACAAGCAATTAATGAAGGAAATATAACCGATTATGAGATGGAATTAATTTCTAGACCAAAAGAAGGAGATTTAATTTATTTTCCTCTAGGGGAAAGATTATTTGAAATAAAGAGAGTAGAATTTGAAAAACCTTTTTATCAATTAGGAAAAAATTATGTTTATGAATTACAATGCGAACTTTATGAATATGAGAATGAAGATATTGAAACATCAATTGAAGAAATTGATAAAACGGTAGAGAATGAAGGTTATATTACATCTTTAATTTTAGGTGGAACTCAAACGACTGCTGAAGCAAATTCAACAATTGATGATGGTGTTGTGAGTCAAATTGTATTAGTTAATGACGGATCTTCATATTCATCAATACCAACCATTGGAATTTCATCTTCACCAACAGGAAATATTGCAGATAATGCAACTGCTGTTGTAATTACAACATCTGTTGGCAATGTAAAATCTATAAAATCCATAAGACTTACTTTCGGTGGTCGTGGATATAGTATTTCAAGTCCACCATTAGTTATTATTACTGGAGGTGGAGGAGTTGGAGCTGCAGCAACTGCTGTAATTTCTAACGGTGCGGTAAATAAATTTACAATAACAAATGGTGGTGCAGAATATTATTCTGAACCAACTGTTACTGTTGCTGGACCATCAATTGGACAAACTGCAACTGCAAAGGCAATATTCGATTCATCTACAGGAAAAGTCACAGAAATTCAAATAACAAATGCTGGATTTGGATATACAGAAGCACCTGATGTGCAAATTTCGACCGCATCTACAATAAGTATTGGTGGGACATATCTTTATAATGAAACTGTAACTGGATCTATTTCAGGAACAACTGCAGAAGTTAAACATTATAATCATCGTCCAGATTTAGATCCGATTAATCCACCTGGTGATCTTAGAGTTGCTATCAATGATGGTCAATTTTCTCCTGGAGAAATTATTGTTGGATCAGCATCTTCCGCAAGATATATACTTAAATCATATGATAATAACAATTATGTGGAATCTTATGATAAAAATGAAAAATTTGAGACAGAAGCAGATTCTATTTTAGATTTTACTGAAATCAATCCATTTGGGGAATTTTAATGTTAGGAACTTATTTTTATCACGAAATTATACGCAAAACTATTGTCGGTTTCGGAACTTTATTTAATGATGTTTATATTAAACATTTAAATAAAGATGGAACTGTTGCGGATGAAACCAAAGTCGGATTATCATATGGTCCATCTCAAAAGTTTTTAGCAAAAATTCAACAACAGGCAGAATTATCTAGATCAGTTGCAATAACACTTCCAAGAATGTCATTTGAAATGACTAGTTTACAATATGATCCTACTAGAAAAACGGGAGTAACACAAACGTTCAAGTCTATTGATAAAACTGACAATAAACTTAAAAAAGTGTTTATGCCAGTTCCTTACAATATTGGATTTGAATTGAGCATATACACTAAATTGAATGATGATGCTTTACAAATAGTCGAACAAATTTTACCTTTTTTTCAACCTTCTTTCAATTTAACGGTTGATTTAATTAGTTCTATTGGAGAAAAAAAAGATATTCCCATCGTTCTAGATAGTATTGATATGCAAGATGACTATGAGGGAGATTTTAGTACACGTAGAGCATTAATTTATACATTGAGATTTACAGCTAAAACGTATATGTTTGGTCCTATTGCTGAAAGCACAGATGGTCTAATTAAAAAGGTTCAAGTTGATGTTTCTTCGAACACAGATACAAAATCTGCGACAAGGGAAATGAGATATACCGTTGTACCAGATCCAATTACTGCAGAACCTGGAGATGATTTCGGATTTAATGAAAGTTGGGAAATGTTCTCAGATTCCAAAGATTATAGTCCTACTAGACAAGAGGATATTTGATTATCATGGACAATAATTATGATTCTATAGACGAAGCTCTGAATATTGAAAGTGATATTGTGGAAACAAAACCTGTTAAAAAACCTGAGATCATTAAATCCAAGGAAGATGATATAGAGAAAGATTATAGTTATAGTCGTGCGAACCTCTACTCCCTCATAGAAAAGGGTCAGGAGGCAATTAATGGTATTATGGAGGTAGCAGGTGAAGGAGGTAGTCCAAGAGCATATGAGGTCGCTGGGCAGTTGATTAAGAGTGTTGCGGATACAACTGATAAACTTATTGATTTACAAAAGAAACTTAAAGACGTTGAAGATGAGTCTAAAAAGACTACAAATAACGTTACTAATAATGCGGTATTTGTAGGTTCTACTTCAGAACTTCAAAAAATGTTAAAACAAGGTTTTCTAAATAATAAAGAGTAATTTACTTTTTTATTGATGAAAAAGTGTAAGAGCGGATACTATTATTGTTATACA